CACATACTCAAATACAATCTTCTTGACTTCTTCCATGATAATACCTAATTCCTTTCTAAAAGTAAATTCCAATAAACATATCTAAACCGAGTTCTTATCTCATATTATACTAATGAGAGTATTTAAGATACTGGCTTAATTGTAATTCAAAGATCAGTAAAATGCTTCTGCTCGTATTGCCCCAGTATAGCCGTAGTTTAACAATGAGACCGGCCAGCTTCCAGATAAATGGAACTCGTACCGCTGGTTTCTTCCGAGGGGTTGAACATAGAATTTTTAGAGAATCCGCCCAGTATGTAACAATTCTCTTGGATTAACTCTTCTTTAATTGTAACCGTCATTTTAACTATCCTAAAAAAACGTGAACCAATGTAAAATTTGGTTACAATCTCACACCAGCTCACGTCACTAATTAAATATACCCCATAGATTTCATAATGCAAATTTTATTTCTAAAAAAAAAAAGACCCCACACCAGTTCACGAGTACCGGATTATGTCGTAGGGTCCCACTCATGTACATATCTTAACCTCTATCCTTAGACTGTCAATGACATTTCTGAAAGTGATTGGAAAGTAGATACATTAAAAAAACCCCCTTAATGGGTGTGAAAATCAGGATTATTCACTGTCAGAGAAAGTAGATCGAAAGTAGGAAGCCTTTTGGTTAGAGAAATTAGTGGTTTCTATTCCCATTCTATTCCCAATATGTCCTAACTCTCACATAATAAAACTCTTATAACTATTCAACCACTTGACGGTAGGTGTTTTTAATAGAGAAATTAGAGGTTAAGTAACACGTATATGCCGCAGGGGGGCCGGGGGGGTTGCACCGGGGGGCCGTTAATTCCTTCTGATAGGCGGTAGGGGGTATAATGAGCCTTATTGAGCCTTATTGCGTCTTAACTCAACTATAGAACGTGAGAACAGCGACAACACGCTCAGAACCTAGCTAACATAAGGACTTACAACACTAATATCAGACTAGTTGATATGACAATACATTGATTGCTTGCCAGCATAAGCCCATTGATTGCTGTTACTCAACCTTGCTTGCCTGCTGTTAAGTAGTAACTCTCTGTCTTCACCTGTCCATCGGTGTATATCTATATCGTCCCTTCTAACAATCAATAGCATTATACATATATCTCAATAGATTGTGATGTATATCACAGTTTGGTTAATTATCGATTATAATCTTTGGATGAATAAAACTATATAACAGTATCTATTGTATAACACTCTCTTACTCTCTTAATAAAGAGAATATCTTAATATTAAGAGCAATAAGCATACCATTTTACATATTGTAATAGATATGGTCTGAATAGCTGTGATTGTTGTTATCTCAAGATTATACAATTATCTCAACAATTATTTAATTGATATAATCCTATGATTGATAGTGTATTAGAGTGATAATTGACTAGCTGAGATAATAATCTTCTCAAGTATCGTTTGCTTTTTGTCCGATACGTTGTATAGTTAAGGTGAAAGCAACGGTTATTATTCAAACACGGAGCAAAAAGATGTCAAAGTCAAAGATATTATATCGAACGTGGCCGACGACAGGGAACGTTATAGCGGTGTTCCCTGATATTGCTGTGGGACAATTTGTCCCTGATAAATGGTGTATTGGTCTATCAATAACTGGCAATAAATTACCTGTTGACCTTGACTTAATCAAAGCCAAGACCAGACCGGCCACCACTAATGAGATATCCAGCTATAAACAAGCAATCAAAGCAATAAGGGCTTGAATGGTTATTATTCTAATTGGAAAGGTTATATTATGAAACAAGTAACAAAAAAACACTTCAAAGAATTACATTCTACTGGCAAGTTGTGGCTTGTTAGCGCTTGTCCTAATAGGTATCCGGCGGATGTATATGATATTCTAGTTGACCGGAAGGGCGATTATCCACAGCACGAAACAACACGGGCAAGCTTAGACAACTACGGCGATTATAGCAAGACAGTAGCTACCACGTTTGAATTGCGCGGTAGAGTCTTTTACTTCGTAACAACTACAATCGACAACTCAAAGTGCGATACATGTAGTATGACAGACACGAGAACCGATGTTGTAATATATATCGAAAAATAACCACTAAACGAAAGATATATTATGAATATCACACAAGCAAAAAGACAGTTAAGCAACGATAAGAATGTTGTGTTGATTGGTAATTACTTCAACCGTGTCGAGTGTAAACTCTTCTTATCCTCTATATATGGCCGATGTAATCGCAAGCTTGCTTTCGATCATGCTGTTAAGTGCTTTAAGCAAGACTTTGTAGAAATAAGCACTTATTACTCTGGCAGTAAATCAGATTGCAAGTTTACTTGGAAATAAGGTTATTTACTCAAACACGGAGACATATAATGCCATTCAATAGAACATGGGAAGAAATACACGCTGTGCAGCAGAAGAAAAACCATCCAAAGTTGATATCGGTTAATAATAATGTTGATTATGGTTCTGACCCATTAGGCGATAATAAGTATAAAATGATTCCTTCTGGCGATATTGTAAACTTGGTAGAGCGTAACAGAAGATTGACCAAATAACCACTAATCGAAAGATATATTATGAGTTGGGAACCAAGAGAAATGAATTGTGTTGCACTGATTGTGCCGAGAGTTTTTATTCATAAACAGAATATAGCCCAATATTACCCCTTCAGCGCAAGCCAGGCTCGCCACTGGCAAGGGGTTTGTGTCTTGTTTTACGAGTCTATTTTATTATGAAAGAGGTAAAAAACATGGAAGCGATTATTGAAAAAAACGAGTTAATAGTAAGGATTCCAATTAGTGAGCGCAGCAGTAAAAGCGGCAAGTCAACCGTTATTGCGTCAAGCGGCGGCAATATTGCAACGTCGGCAATTCATAAGGGTAAGCCTGTGATTGTCGGTTGTAATGCCTATATCGCCAAATAGTCAACCGGAAGCCCTGCCAGGTTTATATCTGGCGGGGTTTTCTAACATCTTATAAGGGAAAAACAATGACTTCATTACCAATGTTTGCAAGTTACGGGAATTATAGTGATAAAATGGGCAATATACGGGCTTTGGTATTCTCGTTTGGCAGTTTTGAAATATACTACAGCTATAAAACGCCGGTGGCGTTCCGTCAAAATGGCCGATTAGTAGTACGCGAAAATGACTGGGGACCGACAACCGGAAAACACCTGAACTGGATTGATGGCGGTAATAAAAAAGACCGTATCAAGGGCGGACCGTTTGAATTGGAATTGTCTGGCATAATGGCGGAGCTGCAAAAATGAAAGTCTTAGCTTATATCCTAGCCTATGGAATATGGGGCACAATATTTATAGCTGGAATAGTTTATCAACTACACAAGGAAAAGAGGTGATACAATGAAGAAGCAAGAGATGCGAAACCACTACCCAAGAGAACGTCAGAGCTTATTTAATGCTGCGTGGCGTAGATACCGGGCTTTCCGTAACGATGCGGACATTGACGATCCTGTGGCCTTGTTTGAACAGATAATTAGTCAGTTAGTGAATGATTCAAAGAGTCAATTCTATATATATGGCTAACCTCTTCCCCCCTGAATCGTAACCAGTTTCGAACCTGGTAGGGGTTTTTGTATCGAATAACACTAATGAAAGGATTAAGACAATGGAAAAACAATTTTCAGTAAAGGCGTGCCGATGGTTTGACAAGTATTGGGGTAATACCTATCACTCCGTAAGATGTACAAGACACTCAGACGGCGCAGAGGTAGCCGCCGAATTACAGTACGGCTATGGTGAGTGTTATCGCCAAACAGCTATTGAGATAATGCAGAAGGCTGGCTGGCTGGCTAGTGACTACAATGACAGAACCTCTCACAATATACTGTGGGAAGTTTCAGACGGTAAAAAAAGAGACTGTAAGGCCAACGGAATACTATAAGGAGACTAAACACAATGGAACGTATGAGAACGAAAGCTAAAGAAGTACGGAAAGCAATCGGCGAAGTCGTGCTTGACATGATTGAGAATGAACCGGAAACATTTAAGGTTAAGCACGCAATCCAGCTAGACACCGAAACATGGCTTATGATTATGAGCGCAATAACTACTGAAATTGAGAGAGTAATAAGTCGGGCCAACATGCCTACTGAGGCAAAAATGTATAATATCAATAAATTCTTTACTGCTATGGAGTTCATCCACGATTCAGTATTGGGCACTGAATTATAAACCTTTAACACATATAGATTTAAGGAGATAAGATATGAAAGCTATGAAAAAAACCATCGGCATTATTGACGATATAGAGTTTGTCGATGCCGACGATCTGGCTCATTATAAAGAATGCCCGCAAGCTTGTGACGCTCAAGCAAGAGTCGGGTCGGGCGTTGAGGGTGATTTTAATCACTCGGTTTGGTGTGGTTGTGGTCGGCATTTGGGGTATATTCAAAGCAGTCGGTACGAGGGGTGTCAATCTATAGAGTGTCATTCTTGCAAGCATTATTACAAGTTTTGTTCTATATCAAGTATGCGAAACTTATGTTGGAATAAGAAGTGCTTTTATGAAGAAGGTACTGCACTTAATAATACGCCGGGTAAAATACCTTCTGGCTTATTGTAATTAGGAAGGGTAAAACAATGAATAAAACAGCAATTTACATGCGGGTATCTACGGGCCATCAATCTACTGCTAGTCAGCGACCAGATATAGAACGGTGGTTAGAGCTATCACATATACACCCAGAAGACCAGATTTGGCTTGAGGATACCGCCTCCGGGCGTTCGCGGAGTGGTAGGCCACAATACTACGATCTGGAGCGATTGGTCTCCAGCGGCAACATAGAGCGTGTGGTAGTCTGGCGTGTTGACAGGTTGGGCAGGTCGATGATTGAAGCTTGTAAATTCTTCCAGTTGTGCAAGGATAACCAGGTCAACATCATCTCAGTGAGTGAGGGCATAGATAACTCAACTGAGCTGGGCGAGCTTATAACGAACATTATGGCCTCTTTTGCTCAATATGAGGCCGATATGAGGGCCGAGCGTATTCGGGCCGGTATATCTGCTGCCCGTAGGTCTAATTGTCCAGAGTGTAAGGCCAAGTGTAAGCCTACCCCAGACCCGCGGAACCAATACCCCAAAGAGTTCCACTACCAGTGCAAGGTGTGCAGTCACGAGTGGAAGGGTAAAAAGTGGGGCGGTAGTCGTAAAGGCAGAAGGACTAAACTAACCGATGCTCACGTCAAGGCTATCAATAGTCTGGCCATGAATGGTATGAAGGCTCCGACCATCGCTAAGACTCAGAATATCAGTATATCCACAGTTTATCGGGCTTTACGTATGCTTGGTCATTTACCAGAATTGCCTTCGAGTCGGGCCATGTAATCTACAGCCATATCAAAATCGTGCTGGGTGTCTATGTTTACTGAGTCGCCTGGCTGTTGGACAATACAGCGGCGATCTGTACCCCAAAAGGCGTGCGGGTCGTCGCTTGTGTTTGCATCCATCAATACTTCAGTCTTGACAACTGCTGCTGCGCCATCTACGTAGTAATACTTAGGTAATTCCTGCCTGCGATACACCTGATTGTAGATGAGCTTGCTTATCTGATCGTCCTTATTCTTCTTGTGCATGAAGAATGGATGCTGCTCACTCACTTCTGTAACTGTCTGGACCGAATCACAACCTGTCTCTTTGATCTTATCAATACATGCCTTGAGTATGCCCGGCTTGCGTACTACATTCGGGTACAGTAGGGCCACATATTCATACGAGTCGGGCTTGCGTCTATCTACGGCATGTCTTAACACCATATCTATCGGCGTATCATCTTGGCATAGACATTCAGGGCGGTCGATTATTAAATCCGTATTACAACCATATGCCCACTGGTACTTCTTTAGATATTCTGGCATATTTGTAGTCAGGACGGGGTAATATCCTTCGCTGATAGAGTAGTTCACAGCTATCTCTATCAGGGTCATGGGTCCAATCCTCTTAACATTCTTATTCTCCAACCCTTTACTACCTGCTCTGGCTGGTATTATTACTACTGTGTCTTGCATTTCTTAATCTCCTAAGTTAAATCCATGCTGTCTGCGGTGTTTCTTGTCTCTATCATCGAACCCCTTGAAGTTGGGTCCGTACAATTCTTTAATCTGGTCGTCTGTCATCTGTGGTTTGACCTGCTTATTAACATACTCAATCATGCTATCGTGTATACGAGTGAGAATATCTTCTGCCATCCATTCCCAATCTCTCACTGCAATTGGCCACATCAGATTGATAAGGAAGTTATTGCAGTCTCCAGTTTCGCACAATGCTTCGATGTATTTTTCTTCGGTAATAAACTTAGCTTTAATCATACCGAACACTTGCTGATATAATTGCGTCTTCGGATATGGCGTGGCATACATCAATGACGATAGCGGTATCTGATTATCTATGCAGAAGTTTTGCGTTTCCATTATCGTGTCTGGCCCTTCGCCCGGATAGCCAAAGATAAATGAAGTCGGGCATAGCATACCTGCCTCTCTTGTATCTCTTATGACTTGTGCTGCCTGCTCTGCTGTCTGCTGCTTATTCATAAGCTTGAGCATCTTATCGCTACCTGATTCTATCCCATAGCTCACTGATACACAGCCGGACGCTTTCATCTCTTTAAGCATATCAAGGTCGCAGATACCTACCCGGCCAGTGCATGACCATTTGAGATTGGGTAATCTGTTCCTTATCAACGCACAAATATTATAAACTCGCTGTTTGTTAATCACGAAACAGTCATCTTGAAATGATATAAAGTCTAGGTTGAATTTATCAACCACCCATTCCATGTCATAGCCAAGAGGAACAACATCGAAGCTTCTCCACTTCGTGCCACTGAGCCGATAGCAGAAGTTGCAATCATAAGGACATCCCCTTGAAGTCACCATGTCCATGTCTCTACCGAAGCCAACTACTGGGTTTGCAAGATATACATTCATTGGGAATAATTCGTATGGCGTGATAGGCAGGTTATCCAAGTCTTCCGATATTGGGTCTTCCGGCTCTATCCCAAACACCTCTCTGAGTATCTTATCCTCACCTTCTCCTGCTATCAGGAAGTCGTGCGGTATATTCCTCTCTACGATCTTAGTACATGCAGTGGCAAGACCACCACCCAAAACTATCTTAGCATCAGGCAACGCCTTCTTGATTAGTGGAACCATACGCTTCTGCCATACATATGTAGTCACCATGCCACCGATACCGATAAACTTGGGTGACTGTTTCTGTAGCTCAGTAATCACCATATCATCTGTCATACGCAAAGCGTTAGCATCTATCACACCAACATCAATGCCAGCATCAATCAACACAGCAGCGATACTTCCCAGTCCATGTGGAAAGTTACGTGGCTTATCTTGTAATCGTATCGGAGGGTTTATCAGTGTTATGTCTTTACAGTATCCCATCTTTCTTAATCTCCACAAAAGTGTGCCACTTTCTTATTATCCAGACCCTTTTTAATTATCCCTTGCAATCGCTCACGAACGGCTGCTACCTTCATATCTCCAAACTCAAACAGTAGCCTCTCAAGAGTAGCCAGAGCCTTTCGTGCTGCTACAGCAACCTCTTCCGTATTGGCAAGTTGTGTCTCTAATTTATGCACTCTATCTTCATGCTTCTTATGAGACTTAATCAACTCAGCGTGCTTTTTTTCCTGTCTTTGCAACGCACCTATCAACGCTTCTTTTGTTTTGTATTGTGGTTTCATTACTCGTTATCCTTTCGCTCTTATTCCTTGTCAGCAATTGCCTTTTTTGCCGCCAGTTTTTCGTCCTTTGGGCTTAGCTGTTCCGCGACCTTTTCCGCCGCCTCTTCCGTCTCTTGGCCCATTACCTTTCGGGCCTTTTCCATCTTTGTTAGCCATTTCATTATCTCCTTACATAGTTTTATTCTTTAATCCGTCACGCATTTCACTGATTATCTCATACATCTTCTCCGCTGAGTTCTGGATGGTAGATATATATTTAATGTCACGACCAAATCTATGTTCTTTAATCTTATGCTTGTCCCACTTGTCTTCGTTTCGTTTACATATCGTATCTTCCCATCTCTTAATAAACTCCGCTATCCCGCTGAAGCTCTCTATTCGCGGGGCAAGGTGCATCAATCCATCTAGCACCTTCTTCTCCTTGATAATAATCGCTCTCGATTTATTCCACAATGTCTCGTCCTCAAACTTCCCTTCCAAAATCATATAAGCATTCACAATCTTCTTGTGAGATATGATAAATCTATCCAACTCACCCAGATATTTATCAACACTCTTAAAAACTTCGTCCATCTCTATCCCCTGCTTCACTAAACCGGGGAAGGATATTTCGCCACTATTCTTATATGTCTTAATCGCATCTTCCAGTGTCATCTCTTCGCAATGTGCTTTCTTTACGCTCTTGGGATGGGAACAATCAACGACAGTACCATCAAAGTTACGCCACATCATTTCAAACTGCTTCAGATAACTCACCATCTGCTCATCTGAATAAACCGGGTCACCTGATTTATTCTTACACACTCTTAACATCCGATGTTGTGGTGACACCATTAACCTCGATGACTCCTTCCATTTGTGATGCTCATATACGGCCTCAGCGTAGTACTTTTCCTCCGGGAACGATAGATCATTACCAATCATAATAATGTTCTCAGCACCCAGCCATGCGGCAACCTGGAAACTCAGGTGTGCTACTGTGGAACAGCCACTGATATAGTCCTCTCGCTTCAATCCACACAACTCATTGAGCCATCCATCTGAGAAGAAACACAACTTACCACCCATCTTCTGGATAGCTTCAATAACAGCCGGATTGACCTTTGGGTCCATTAGAAATACGACACCCTTGCATTGTTCAAGTGTAACATCATCCAGAAACCGGCCTGATATCTCATGGTAATCTAGTGCCGTAACATACGCTGGCTTGATACCATTGGCCAATAGCGGCTTGAGCATAGTTAAGCATGTCACGAATGGCGGCATCTCGCTGAGTTGATTCAGTCCGGGCAGAACATCGTCAACACTTGGGCCTGCCGCCACCGTGACAAGCGTGGCACTCTTTTCTTTTACGCAATCTTTTAAGTTCTCAATCGTTGGGTTATGCAGGTAGAAAAATGTATTGCCCAGGATATTATCAGCCGTTACTTTGCTGTTCGTCATTTGGGTGAGCATTAGCGTCTTCTGTGCATCGGCATAATCCATAACTGTTCGTGCGGCATTGGACCAAAACACATTATCATAATTCCATATCGGCTTGACAACTTTAACGCCACGACTCAATCTATCAACAGACAATTGCAAGCGAATAACAATCTCACTTGGGTCTTCCGTGTCAATCAGAATAATTCTATTCGTCAATATTGCCACTGATATATCTACGCGGCTAAGCGCATATCTCAAGATAGAGGGAGATTTCTCCAGAAGTATTATCACTTCGTCGTCCGAGGTCTTATCAATCAACTTCTCCAAGAATACACCGTCACATATTCCAGGTATGATATAAACCCAAGGGTCATCATTGACTACATCCATCACATCTGGATAGATATTACCGGATGGAAGTTTCTTACGAGTCTTTGCATTGAGCAATTTCTCTCGTATGTCTTCACCGATAACGTCCCAGTTAGATTGTAGAATCTTTGTTCGTCGCTCGCGCTTTGGTTTACTCATAACTTCTCCACTGTTATCTCAATTCTCGGTCTGTCACTATACTTTTTCTGTATCACACCGTCACAGATTATCCGGTCGTCAGACCAGAAGATACCGTTCAGTGCATCACATACAAACTTCTCCACATTATCTCGGTCTGGATTCTTATCATGCCACGTCGGGGCATTCGGTTTCAACTCGTCACTGTGCTTGCCAGAACGATAGTGGCTCCGTGGCCGGGGAAAAAACAGCAAGAGGTCAACTCTCAGTGGCCCCGACCACGGAACGATGGGCTTATACTCCATACATTTAGCCAGAAAATCACCCTTATCGCCCTTGCTTGGGTCATACTGGCCGACAAAATCACCCCTACGGAACGTCCGATGTCGTTTCAATGCCTTCGGACTACCGGGAACCGTGAAGGTGATGATATCTTTATCCGTTTTCATCTTGACCTTCTTCCGGCTGGTCGTCATCCATAGCCTTTGAGTCGTCTTGATTCGCCGGGTCAAACAAAGGCTCATCCCTACCCAAAGCCACAATCTGTTCCATCAGGAAATCCACAGCAGACTCATAGTTCTGCTTAGCCTCTTTGTACTGGTCATGCTTCGCTTTCATAAGCAACTGCTTCTGGTGGACACCCTGCTGTAGCCCCACTATCGTAGTAAAAGCACCAGCCCGAATATCCAATTCTTCATACGCTCCAGCCTCAATTTCCACGACTTCTACCGGTTTCTCTACTTTTTTCTTCTTAGCCATTCGATTGTCTCCTATAAAATAGTAATTTCTTCTTTCGGTTTCATTGCCTTCGGACTACTGGGAACCGTGAAGGCGATGATGTCTTTAGTCATTTTTGAGTTCCCCCGCGGGTTCATTTGCTATTTCGCGTAAATAAGCTGTGTACCTTTTGGGTATTTCTTCGATCATTTCATCATTCGTTAAGGCCCAATTTATCGCCTTGGCGGTTACTTTTGGTGGAAAGGGGAACCCCTTTTTGTCCTCAAACCACCCTCCCGCCGTAGCAACCCCAACGAATACCGTCATAATTTCTCCCGCAAGGAATAATGTTTTTAAGCAATCAGCCACAGTTTCTATAACTTCCGGCATTAGCTCCGTTTCTTCTTTGTGGCATGTTTCACAAAGAGTGACTAATGCTTGATCAGGGTAGCCCCACGGTTCTTTCCCGCGGAGATAATACCTATGGTGGACATGAAGCGACGATTTGTCATCACCACACTGCTGGCAAGCCCAATTATCTCGCTCTAACACCTTTAGCCGCATCTTCTGCCATCTAGGGTCTTTGAGCTTTTCTGCGTAGGTTGTGTTAGCCATCACTATCTCCTAAAAAACTGCTTCTTCGGGTTCCACTACCTTTTTTTCTGTTATTTGAGGTTTCTTATATCCCTCTATCATCTCTTTAGTCTGGTCTGAGAAGTCCTCTGTCTTACCTATATTAACATCGCCACCACTCTCTTCTTCCCAGCACCGATTGTTTATCCATGTCGCAAGGTTTTTCCATTCTGGTACAAATCCTTGTGTATTCTCCCTAGTTGATATTTGCTGTTCAAGAGAAGATGTTAAGATAGGTAATATTACTTTCCAGTCTTTATGTTTCTTACAGAAGTTGTTAAATTCGGTATCAAGTCCTCTTTTAGTCCCTAGATATTTCTTTCTGAAAGTGTCGAATTTTTCTTTATCTTTTTTAATAGAAGTAGAAGAAGAAGATGAAGATGAAGATGAAGGGTTGACCTTTTGGTGTGTGACATCAGTGTGACCTTGTTGCTTTGCCCTCGCCCTCTGTTGACGCAACCTGTTCTGTTCTTTGAGTTTAGCGTCCTTCTTAGCTCGCCTGCAAACTATCGTTATTTTCCCGTATTTTTGCGTTACGTCTGCGATATTTTCGACTAAAAAATATCCTAAAATATCTTTTGTCCTGTCTTCACCTTCACCAATTATCCTTGCAATTTGAGGCAAAGTCTTAGTGATTTCGCCAGTTTGATTGTGCCAGATATGGCATAAGATTTTCATCCATGCGCCCACCATTTCGTTATGATGCTCCTGTATATCCGTCAGTAAATCTTTGTAATATAACTGCACGCTTGGGGCTTTCCCTGAGTTCTTTTTGCCTTGCATTTGGGTATCTCATATCAAAAAAATACCTTGGTGGATGAAACGCAACGCACAAGAGGAATTGCCCACCAAGGTATAAAAAGATAATATTTACTTGTACGAAAACGTTTCATACTTAAACCTTACCCTACGCTTTCCGGTTTATCAAGTTTATTTGTTATTTTCTATACGGACGGTGGTTGTATCGGGGGCAATCCAGAGAAGTGCAGTTCCGAATATCTACCGCTGCGTGTTCATACCCCATACATTCCCGGCAAAAAGCCTTAATTGCTACCATCCTGTGATTAGTGGTACAAGCCTCTTTGTACGTCACTTTTTCGGTGTTAGGTAGCCGTAAATATTTCTTTTTCTGTGCATCACTCATCTCTCTGTTATTGTCAACTGACATTGTACTGTTCCTTTCTTAAAATACGGGACTGAGTACCCTTTTTTCTAGTCTGTAACGAACTATCTTTCCTAATTGGTACTTTGATACCATCTGATATTACGGTCGCTTAGAATGGGACAGAGAGGCTCCCTGCCATATCTTCGTATTCTGCTATTCGTTCATTTAATAGTAAGGTCTGACTGGATGGAGCATACGCTTGCGCCTGGACCAGCACTTCTTTGGCCTTCCTGGGTCCAATCTTCAAAGCGGTCTCTGCCTTAATCAATTGCTTAATTCCCCATATCTTCTCTCGACGTAAAGATATGGCTAACTTCGCATCTGTACGCTTTTTATCTGCAATTCTACGCTTTCTGCTTGGCATTATTCACCTCTTGAAAATATCACCCAGTTTAACTTTACCCTGCTTACTAAAAACAACCACAACAGCAATCACTGACTCTGGGTCTTTAGGGTTGGCGAAACACATTAACAATCTCTCATCTTTGCCCATCGGTGGCAATTTATGCAGAACTAACGGTATCTCAACGATTGGTATCGATTCATTTTTACCGACTATCATTGCCCCAGCAAGAATTTCCTTATTGTATGACTGCCATGCTACAGGGGCAAGCCTAGCAACCTTAGCGGCTTTATTAGTAATTGCAAATAGTAAGCCTGCTCCACAAAGGACAAAAACCACTGCTATTATTAAGGCTCTTATTAAGGCTTCTTTTGCTGGTTTCATGTCTTATCCCTTAATTCGTTTTGCAACTTCGTAAGGCCACAGTCACACTCGTAATTTTGGTTATAACTACGGTTACAGCCAGCATCATGCCTAGCCCCCAGAATAAACTCCCGCATCTCAGCGTTTTCTGCTTCAAGTCTTTTACATTTTGATACTAACTTAGCTATTTCGGTTATCATCACTCACCATCTTTTCCTTGTCGCTATCCTAAATCGGTTTCAGTGTCCACAAAACATCTTGTGGATATTTCAGTAACTACAAAGTTAAAGTCAGCCTGACCCGCCGAAACGGGCCAGACTCCACGGTGACCGTAGCGATTTTATGCCGCACGTATCTCACGAACAATATTTCTAGTAGCGGGCTTTTGGTTAGCTTTCAATTCTGTAACAATTCCTATTGAGTTAACCTCATCCAAAACACCTACGCCCTTATCCACAGACTTGACAACATCAACTAAGGCGGTTTTATATCGCTTGGCTAAAATACCGCCAAGGGCAGCGAGCAAGGTTCCAGCAATACCGGAGATAGTTCCCCAAGGAGGCGGGATGGCAGGCGATACCGCTACAAGCGTTTGCCCCGCCGCCTCTATCTCGTTCCCAATGTTAGCGTTACCTTCTGCCGCAATCTTAGCAATAGCCGCCTCTGCGCCCGTCACAGCCTTGTCGATCTTAGCCTTGACTTCCAACGCCTCAGACAGTTTCTCGGCCACCATAGTTAATGTCGCTTCTATCTTTGCGGCGTCGTCTGAGGCTAATGCTGGGTCGTCAGCGGCAACCTGTAAGTTTGCCAGCGTTTGCTGTAAGGTGGCAACATCATCGTCGATCAACACAGACTGGTCCTGTGTCATGCCAAGAAACGCAACCAATCCATCAAGCCTTTCCTGTGATGTTCCATTGCACCCCATTACTCCAATCACTGCAACAAGCAGCACGATCATCGTTAACTTTTTCATAACTACCTACTTTCCGCCCTGTTCGGGCTTGTTAGTTACCTGTATCTCTTTGCCGAACCTATCCAGCCACTTAGCCAAAATTTCGACGTAAAATTCATATTCTTTTACCTGTCCAGGCGTGTAGCTGTTTTCTTCGGCGCACCGCTTTATGTTTTCTTGCCACCATTTAACAGGTTTTTCGATGCAACCCGAACGGATCAGGCTTGGCCCTGATACTTCGATGTAATATCGAGAGCCGTTAAATCTCAGTGGAGCAATAGGGAATTTGTAATCGTTGATCTTAAACGTACAGCCAAAGCCGGTATGAAACGTACAGTCATAGTCGGTATTGAACGTACAGTCATAGTCGGTATTGAACGTACAGCCAGAGCCGGTATTGAACGTACAGCCATAGCCGGTATGAAACGTACAGCCAGAGTTGGTATTGAACGTACAGCCAGAGTCGGTATTGAACGTACAGCCAGAGCCGGTATTGAACGTACAGTCATAGTCGGTATTGAACGTACAGCCAGAGCCGGTATTGAACGTACAGCAAGAGTCGGTATTGAACGTACAGTCATAGTCGGT